AAAGAGCTAGACAAGCAAAGGCATGGGAAGCGAACAAAAACCGCTAACTTTTATATAAGGAAATATCATGTCAAATTCAATCTTAACAATTGATATGATCACTCGCAAGGCTTTAGAAATCCTTGAAAACAACCTAGTGATCACCCGTAACGTGAATCGTCAGTATGATGATTCTTTTGCCGTAGAAGGCGCTAAAATTGGTTCTACATTGCGTATCCGTTTACCAGATCGCGCTTTAGTAACTGACGGTGCAGCTCTACAAGTTCAAGATGACAACGAACAGTTCACAACATTGGCTGTTGCATCACAAAAACACATTGGTGTTAACTTCACATCTGCTGAATTGACTATGCAATTAGATGACTTTGCAGAACGTGTATTGAAACCACGTATCTCACAATTGGCTTCTAGCGTTGATGCTGACGTTGCAAACGCATACAAAGCAATCTACAACTCAGTAGGTACACCAGGTACTACACCATCAACTTCATTGGTATTGTTGCAAGCTCAACAAAAACTAAACGAAGGTGCTGCTGTAATGTCACCACGTTACGCTACTGTTAACCCTGCTGCTAACGCTGGCTTGGTTGAAGGTATGAAAGGTTTGTTTAACCCAACTGACACAGTTTCACGTCAATTCAAAAACGGTATGATGGGTATGGGCGTATTGGGCTTCGATGAAGTTAATATGTCTCAATCAATCAAACAACATACTACTGGTTCATGGGGTACAGCAATCACAGTTACTTCAACAATTACTGCTGAAGGTACAAGCTCTATCGGTTTGAGCTTTACAGGTTCAAGCAAAACATGGAACGTAGGCGACATCTTTACAATCGCTAACGTTTATGCAGTTAACCCACAAACACGTGAAACAACTGGTTCATTGCAACAATTCACAGTAACTGCTGCTGCAACAGGTTCTTCAACAACAACAGTTTCTGTTTCACCAGCAATCTATACTCCAGCTAACGCATTGGCAACTGTAGACAGTTTCCCAGTAGCAGGCGCTGTGGTAACTATGTTTGGTGCAGCTTCAACACAATACGCGCAAAACTTGGTTTACCATAAAGATGCAATCACTTTTGCAACTGCTGACTTGTTGTTACCACAAGGTGTAGACATGGCTTCACGTCAAGTACACAATGGCATCTCTCTACGTGTTGTTCGTCAATATGACATCAACAATGATCGTTTGCCTTGCCGTATTGACGTTCTATATGGCTTCGCTACAATTCGTCCACAAATGGCTGCCCGTATCTGGGGATAGCCTAGGTAAGCCCCACTTCGGTGGGGTTTCAACATTATATTAGTAAAGGAAATTATCATGGCTCTTCCAAATGGTGCAGGTGGTTATCAATTAGGTGACGGTAACTTAGGCGAACTTGTTTTAGGTTATCAAGCAGCTCCGTTATCTGTAGCAGCAACAGCTACATTAACAGCAGCTCAAGTTACAGCAGGTATTTTGTTAGTTGGTTCAGGCGCTACTGCTGCTCAAACATACACATTGCCTTCAGCAGCTTTAATTGAAGCAGTTGTTAGCTCAGCTAAAGTTGGTTCAACTTTTGATTTAAGCATTGTTAACTTAGGTACATCTTCAGGTACTGGCGCGTTAGCATTAGGTTCAGGTACAGGCTTTTCTGATGGCGGTAACGCTACAGTAGCATTGGCAATTACATCAAGCGGACTATTCCGTTTCCGTAAAACTGCTGAAAACGCTTACTCTGTATACCGCGTAGGTTAATGTAATAACTCCACCCTTCGGGGTGGATTTTTAATAAAGGAAATATTATGCCAAATACCAAACCAGTAGGCGTAGCCTATTCAGACCCTGAGCTATCAGGCGCTACAATTGATAATTCGCCAATTGGCGCAACAACACCTAACACTATTGTAGGTACGACTGTGTACTCTGCACTAGAAATTGGTTATTCAGCAGGCGCACAAGGATCAGTTACGCAAGCTACAAGCAAATCAACAGGTGTAACATTAAACAAATCTTCAGGTCAAATTACAATGAACGGTGCAGCATTAGCTGCAGGAACTACTGTTTTATTTACTTTAACTAACAGCGTACTTTCAGCTAAAGATGTATTGATTGTTAACGTAGGTTCTGGCGGCACTAGCGGTGCTTACTGGCCTTACGTGGCTAACGTTGGTGCAGGATCAGCAGTTATTGGCGTTTATAACAATACTGCAGGTTCACTATCAGAAGCAATTGTAATTAACTACGCAGTTATTCATAGCGCATAAAAATAAGGGCTTCGGCCCTTATTTACAGGATAAAAAATGGCTATTACTTATTTGAAACATGAAGTACACGGCACTAAAATTGCCTACATGGAAGCTGAAGTAGAAGCAGATGCACAAAACGGCTGGATAGAGTATAATCCAGATACGCCTGCTGAACCGACAGTAGTTGCGGCTCCCGTCAATGAACTGGAAGTTAAACGACGTAGAAAAGAATAAGGAGCCTTAATATGGCAACGGCTGGCGATCAAATTAATGGAGCGTTACGATTACTTGGCATTTTAGCCGAAGGCGAAACTCCATCTGCAGAAACATCACAAGATGCGTTGACTGCATTAAACCAAATGATAGATAGCTGGAATACAGAACGTCTAGCCGTATTCAGTACGCAAGACCAAGTGTTCTCATGGCCACCTAACGTATTATCAAGAACATTAGGCCCTACAGGTGACTTTGTAGGCAATCGTCCTATTTTAATGGATGACTCAACATACTTTAAAGACCCATCAAACGGCATCTCTTTTGGTATTAAACTTATCAATCAACAACAATATGATGGTATTGCAGTTAAAACTGTAACCTCTACCTATCCACAAGTAATGTGGATTAATATGAATTATCCTAACATTGAAATGTATGTTTACCCAAAACCAACTAAGTTATTGGAATGGCATTTTATTTCAGTTGATGAGATAACTCAACCAGCTACATTAGCGACAGAACTATACTTCCCACCAGGCTATTTACGTGCGTTTAAATATAACTTAGCTTGCGAAATAGCACCTGAGTTTGGTGTAGAGCCAAGCGCACAAGTATCGCGCATTGCAATGGCATCTAAGCGTAACTTGAAACGTATCAACAACCCTGACGATATTATGAGCTTGCCTTACAGCATTGTGGCTACTCGTCAACGCTTTAATATTTTTGCTGGTAACTATTAATGAAAAGTCCTATCTTAGGTCAGTCTTATGTAGCTCGGTCTATTAATGCTGCGGATAACCGCATGATTAATTTGTTTCCAGAAGCTACACCTGAGAACGGCTTAGAGATAGGCTATCTTAATCGTGCGCCTGGACTAACAACATTATGCACCGTAGGTACAGGCCCTATTAGAGGTCTGTGGGCGCATCAATCAAACGGTACAGATGCGTACTGTGTATCAGGTACAGGCTTCTATCGTATCAACACAGACTACACATCACAATACATTGGTGAAGTGTTAGGGACAGGGCCAGTCACATTTGCTGACAATGGCACACAGATATTTATTGCTGCTAATCCGTTAGGTTACATCTACAACGAAGTAACTAACGTGTTTGCTCAAATTACCGATCCTGATTTTACAGGTGCAGGAACTGTTTGTTATTTAGATGGCTATTTTGTCTACAACGAACCTAACAGTCAAAAGATATGGATTACCCAGCTTCTTGATGGTACATCAGTAGACCCGCTAGATTTTGCTAGTGCTGAAGGCTCACCTGACGGTGTAGTAGCTATTAACACTATACATCGAGAACTATGGGTGTTTGGTACAGATACAACTGAAGTTTGGTATGACTCAGGTGCAACAGACTTCCCTTTAGTTCCTATTCAAGGTGCATTTAACGAGACTGGCTGTATTGCAGCCTATTCAGTAGCCAAGCTAGATAACTCTCTCTTTTGGCTAGGTAACGACCCTCGAGGTTTTGGCGTAGTGTTTAGGTCTAATGGCTACGCAGCACAGCGTGTATCAACACATGCAGTAGAGTATGCAATACAGAACTACGGCACTATATCAGACGCTGTAGCGTACACATACCAACAAGAAGGCCATGCCTTCTATGTGATTAGTTTCCCTACTGCAAACGCCACATGGGTGTATGACGTAGCGACAGGATCATGGCATGAACGTGCTAGTTTGGTTAATGGCGAGTTTGCTCGTCATCGTTCAAATTGCCAATGTAACTTCCAATCAACAACATTAGTTGGCGATTATGTAAATGGTAACATCTATAAGTTTGACTTAGATGTGTATGCAGATAACAACGCACCGCAGAAATGGCTACGTTCATGGAGAGCGTTACCTAGCGGTCAAAATAACTTAAAACGGACTGCACAGCACAGTCTACAGTTAGAGATTGAGTCAGGCGTAGGGTTAAACTTAGGTCAAGGTGACGACCCACAAGTAATGTTAAGATGGTCCGATGATGGCGGACATACGTGGTCTAACGAACATTGGAAATCAATGGGTAAGATAGGTGAATATGGCTACCGTAACATTTGGCGTCGTCTAGGGATGACACAAAAGCTACGTGATCGCGTGTACGAAATATCAGGAACTGATCCAGTTAAAGTAGCTATTATGGGTGCGGAGTTAATCCTAAATGGCACAAACGCCTAACTACACTCGGATACCTGCACCTAGAGTTTCGCTTGTAGACCCACAGACAGGTGTTGTGGCAAACGAATGGTTTAGGTTTTTTAATAACCTATACTCAATAGCGTACTCAGGTGCTAACACGACTACGCCAGGCACGTATGGTTCGGCAACAAATGTAGCTCAAGTAACAATAGATTCATTTGGCGGTATTACAAATATAAGTAACGTACCGATAGCCATTAATGCCAGTCAAGTAGTAGCAGGTACGTTTAATGGATTAGGTTTTACTAATGGTACAATTAGCAGTTCTGCAATTAGCAGTTCTGCAATTAGTAGTTCTGCAATTAACAGTTCTACAATAGGTAGTGTAACACCTTCAACAGGAACGTTCACTACAGCTACTGCATCAAATTATGTAGGCATATCAGGGGGAGTGTTTTAATGGCTCAAACAGGATTTACACCAATACAAATATATCGTAGCTCGACGGCTAGTGCTACACCTACATCGGGCAACCTTGTAGCTGGTGAATTAGCTATTAATACGGCTGACGGCAAACTGTTTTACTTAGATAATCTTAACGCTGTTCAAGTGATTGGCTGGAAGTTAGTTCCTGTATCTGCAGGCGGTACAGGATTAAGTTCATACACTACTGGCGACACACTCTATTCTAGCGCTACTAACACATTAGCTAAATTACCGATTGGATCTACTGGTGAAGTGCTTACTGTAGCAAGCGGGTTACCTGCATGGTCAAGCCTTCCTGCACAAGTTTACCCTGGTGCTGGTATTCCTAATTCAACAGGTAGCGCATGGGGAACATCTTATGGTGTTACAGGCACAGGTAGTGTTGTATTAAGTGACAGCCCTACATTTACAACTGCAATCACATCTACAGGCGCATTGCAATTAACAGGTTCAGATACAGTAGCACAAAACATTGCTACAAATCAAACCACAGGCTCACTAACAATTGGTGGGGCAAGTGCTACAGGTGCAATTACACTAGGACAATCTACAGGCGGACAATCAGTCAGCATTGCTAACGGAGCTGGAGCTTCAGGAAATATTAATATTGGTGGCGGTTCGGCAACAACAGGTTTAATTAATATTGGTGGCACAGGTGCATCAACAGGCGCAATATCTATTGGCAGAAGCACTGGCGCACAAACAGTCAATATAGCCACAGGTGTTAATACTGCAAGCACTAAAACAGTAAATATAGGTACAGGTGGTACAACTACTACCAATATTACTATGGGGAATACCGCAGGTAGTAGTGCAATAACATTAGGACAATCCACAGGCACACAACAAATTAATATAGGTAATGGTGCTACATTAAACGCAATAAGTAAAAATATTATTATAGGTAATGGTGGTGCTGTAGGCTCAACAACTAATATTTTAGTTGGCAATCAAGCAAGACCATTAACTTGTTTTATTAATTTGTATGGTATTGTGACATTTGGAACAAGTTTTTCACAAACACCTGTTACAGTTGCAAATTTACCATCAGGTGTGGATGCTGTTGTAGGAGATAGATACATTGTAAGCAATGCTTTAGCACCTACTTTTGGCTCAACTGTTGTTGGTGGTGGTGCTGTTGTAATCCCTGTTTATTATGATGGAACAAATTGGAAGGTAGGATAATATGGCTTTAGCAAAATCAGTAAACACAGCATTTGGAATTGATGCAACTTATTGGAACATCTTTTCTATTACAGAGGACTTTAAGAACAAATCACTTGAGGTTGTTATTAACGGCTATGTAAGCAAAGAAGTGCGTGACGAAAATCACAATCCTGTTGCATGGCAAAATTTAACATTTACAGGCGATGACTACATTAAAGATGCTACTCGTGAAGCCATCTACTTAGCACTAAAATCTAAAGAATTCGCAGACGCAGAGGACGCATAATGGCAACTTTAATACCAAAATACACGCAGGTAACGACATCCAATCGGACGATTGCACAGAAGTTTGCTGAAACTATCAGCGTACTTGATTTCGGTGCTACTGGCAACGGATCGACAGATGATTCAGTAGCCATTCAAGCCGCAATCAATACTGGAAAAGCCGTGTACTTTCCTGCAGGCACTTATAAGTGTAACGTAACGATTAACAACCGAACTATCTTGTTTGGTGACGGTTCTACACTATCTAAAATTACACCGTTCTCTAATGCGTCTGCTGCGTTCCTATACACTTATACTGCTATGTCAACACCAAGCCCGTTAAGTTTTTGGAACTATCATTCTGTCGTTCGTGACTTAGGTTTTTATGGCTCTAGCGCAACTAGCGGTGGAAGTATCGGATTTTCTTTTGGCACTAACAGCCCAACTGTTTACACTACTAACGCAGAGCTTGCTAACAACGTACAATTTTATGATTGCTTTTTTAGTAACAATTACATTGGCGTTCAGTTTCCGTTAGGCAATATTGGTTCTGCATTTTATTCTTGTGGATTTGCGTCTAATTACTATGGTGTATATACAGTAGATAATAAATCTGGCAGCGGCGGAGTAATGCACGCAGGGTGCAAATACTTTTACAATGGTGAATTTCATTCTAATACATGCGCAGTATATATTAACAATCAAACAGAAGGATTTGGCGCAGTAGAATTTACAGACACTATTTTTGAGCTTAATAATTTAGTGCTTTGGTTTAACTCTACAATAGCTGCGTCTTTCGTACCTGTAACATTTAAAAATTGTTGGAACGAAAGTAACGGAAGTTTAACCTACACGTTAGGTAACGTTACAATTGACTCTTGGTCTGGCACTACAAGAACTACGCAGTCTGTATCTAACTTACAGCCTTGGGTTATTGGCGCAGACACCACCATTTTTGATAGTTGTTTTTTTACAGGCGTTAAGCTAACAAAAAGTAACTCACAAATTTACGTTAAAAATTCAAGAGTAGAAAATCAAGCTGCTAATTTAGGTGCAGTTATTACAGTAACTGGTACTAACTCAAGAATTTATCTTGAAAATACATTTTCAAATGCGGCAAATATATCTGACACTAATGTTATCTATACGGGTGTTAATTCAATGACACGACCTGACGTAACTGATACTTTTTATGCTGGGCCTAGGGCTAGAATTTTACCTTTAAGCTACAATAAGATATCAGGAACTAATAAAGGTACAGGTTTAAGTTTAGATTTTACTACTGCACAAGCCTACACAGGTACGTCATCAGGTACAGGAACTGTAGTTTCAGATGGCGTTAAATATACAAGCTGTAATGAAGTTACTTACAATTTTACTGCAAGTAATCAATATATTATTTTTACTAATACGGCTAATAGTAATGCAACAGGCTGGTGGGCAACAACCATTGATGTAAAAGTAACGGCATCTACTGCAAGTGGAACTAACTTTTATGTTTGGGACAGTAATCTAAATCAATTTATTTTTAAAACAATTCCAAATGATAGCAGATGGCACACTATTGGCGGCGTAGGGTATTATCCAGGTCCAAGCGCTGCAACTTCACAATTATGGATTGGTGGCGCAGTAAACAATACTACGTTTAGAGTGTCAGCGTATCAGATGATCCCTTTTTCAACTAGAAGTGATGCGGAAGAATTTATAGCATCAAGAACATACTTGGCATAATCATGGAAAAATTAATTAAATTACTATCAAACCCACGCATCCCTGTACCGCTTGATAAGCAAGCGCACTTTAATATTGGTTCGCTTATTGCGCTTATAGCATACTTTTATATCAATTACTACGCTTTATTGCTAGTAATGGTGGTAGCTTTTGCAAAAGAGTGGTATGATTATCAGCATCCAACAATCCATACTTGCGATTTTTATGATTGGTTAGCCACGGTACTAGGCGCTGTCGTTACATTAGGAGTGATTTATGTCTGTTAACTTATCCCCGTTAGGCGGCGCTGGCGCACAGTTCTTCAGCAATAATGGCGTACCACTTTCAGGTGGGTTACTGTACACTTATTCAGCAGGGACATCAACCCCTGTTGCAGCCTATACTTCTAGCAATGGCTCTACGCCGCTCGCAAACCCTATCGTATTAGACTCAGCAGGCCGTGTACCTACAGGTGAGATTTGGTTAACGGATGGCGTTAGCTATAAGTTTGTACTTAATACTGCTTTAGGCGTGTTAATCGCTACATGGGACAATCTTCAAGGCATAAATTCTAGCTTTCTTCCGTTTACACAAAAGAAACAAACGTTTACTGCGACTGCAGGGCAGACTGTATTTACGCTAACTACGATGCAGTATATCGTAGGCGGAAATAACTTAAGCGTATTTGTAAACGGTAGCAAACAAATAGCAGGCGTAAACTATAACGAAACTTCAAGCACCGTTGTTACCTTTATAACTGGCCTTAATGTTGGTGACGTTGTTGAATGTACAACGTCTATTGGTAATACTACAAGCCCTACTGATTCAGGTCCTACAAGTGCTAGACCTACGGCTACTGCCACTACGGGTCAGTATTATTTTGATACCACGATAGTTAAACCTATCTGGTGGAACGGTACTATTTGGATATTAGCTACAGGGCTTGCTGCATAACATGACACAGCAATTAGCTACATCGATGCAGGAAAAAGGATAAATTAAATGCCAGTAATGTCTCAAGAATGGCACGAACTAAGTGAAGCAAACACGCGCAGATGGATGTTAAATCATCAAAGCGCAATTGATTTTATTAATGTGTTTTTTGACGCTGTAGAGCTATGGGATGATTTAATTGACAAAGACGTAGAGATTTCAGATGCGCATGTCAACCGATCATTTATGAACTTAATGTTTGTATTACCTGAAAACGCATGGTTCTCTGCAAACAAGAATTATTATTTACCTTTGATTATGATGTCTATTAATGGCTTTCATGACGCAAACGAAATGTGTAAGAGTGAAGAACCACGCATGCGTAACTTAGCTTTTCACATCCGTAACTTAGGGATAGAACTATATATTGCAACAGCGTTCCTACTCGGTGGGTTCGATTACATGCGTAAAGTATCTCCTGAAATAAGGACTTTCTTTGCGTTTGAAACATTTGAAGAATGGGAGTTAAATCATGCCTAGTGCAGCCGTAGGAATACCAGCCGCCGCCAGTTTAATTGGTGGTGCAATGTCATCAAGTTCTGCAGAGGACGCAGCACAGACGCAAGCGGATGCAGCTAATCGTGCCGCCGACTTACAGTATAAAGCGTTTAAAGAACAACAAGCTACACTAAAGCCGTTCTTAGAAGCTGGGTATAAAGGGGAAAACAGATTACTAGACTTGTTAGGTCTTAGCGGTAATACAGGTGCGGCAGGCTATGGCTCTGCAGCAAGAAACTTTGGCATGTCAGACTTTCAAGCAGACCCAGGTTATGCGTTCCGTATGTCTGAAGGACTTAAAGCACTTGATCGTACTGCGGCTGCACGTGGCGGTATGTTGTCTGGCGCAGCGTTAAGAGGCGCAACACGTTACGGACAAGGCTTGGCCTCAGAAGAATACCAAAATGCGTACAATCGTTACAACACCAACCGTGCAAACATCTTGAACCCACTACAAAGTCTTGCAGGTCAAGGTCAAACAACAGCCAATACGTTAGGTAACGCAAGTCAAAACTATGCAACTAACGCAGGTAACGCGTATATGAACGCAGGTAATGCGGCAGCGTCAGGCTATGTTGGTAGTGCTAATGCGTGGAATAACGCACTTGGTAGCGCAACTAATGCGTATACACAAAATGCGTTAATGAATAGAATATTCCCTAGTTCGTCTCCATATACAAGCGCTTCTAATTTTGAATCGCGAATGGGTCTTCCACAAACAGGGTATGTAGGCCCATAATAAGGATTAAATCATGGCTATAGATTCAAGTATCGCTTTAGGAGTTAAACCAGTTCAGATTGAGTCTCCACTTAATCAGATGGCTAACGTATACGCTTTGCAAAACGCAGCGCAATCTAATCAGCTTAACCAAATGAAGATGGATGAGTACACGCGCGGCGTGGCTGAAACTGAACAGTTTAAAAATGCACTTGCGCAGGCTAAGGATGAAACGTCCATTAGAAATGCCTTTTACGCTAAAGGTGATGTCAAAGGATATAACGATTATTTAAAATCCGTAGCAGAACAGAAAAAGCTAGGCCTTGAAACTACAAACTTAGGTTACGCGGGGCAAGAAACACAAGGTAAAATAGCTAAACAAAAGCAAGACTTTATTGCTCAAGCGTTCCGCAATATATCGCAAAACCCATCTAATGAAAATATTACTGCATGGGGCCAAGACGCTGTGTTGAACAAGCATTTTTCACTTGAAGAAGCCAACCAAATTGTTAGTCAACTGATTTCAATGCCTGTAGAGCAACGCCAATCATTCTTAGCTAGTCAAGGCGCATCTGCATCTGATTTGAAACCAAATATTCAAACACAAAACTTAGGCGGCACATCTAATGTGTTGTCAATCCCTGCGTTTGGTGGCGCTCCTACAGTATTAAGTTCTAATAAAATGACCGCAACACCTGGCGAAATTATGACTAGAGATACACAACGTAGAGGTCAAGACCTTACTAACGCACGTGAACTGCAACGTATTGAAATTGAAAAAGGTAAAAACTCACCTGAGTACATTGCAATGGAAGCTAGAATGAAAGAGCAAGGCAAAGGCCAAGCTAAATTTGAATCAGTTGCACCTCAAGCTATTGCAACTGCTGAACAGATGCTTACAAAAATTGATCAGATGGTAGGCACCCAAGCAAAATTAGATAAGAAAGGTAAAGTAGTAGAAAAAGGCACACCTGCGCATCCTGGCTTTAAAGCAGCCGTAGGTGCATCGTCTTTATTCCCTACAATGCCTGGTAGTGACGCAGCAAACTTTGAAGCTCGCTTAGACGAAATTAAAGGCGGCGCTTTCTTGGAAGCCTACAATACGCTTAGGGGTGGCGGTTCAATTACTGAAGTTGAAGGTCAAAAAGCAACACAAGCAATTACACGTATGTCTACAGCGCAAAGTGAAAAAGAATTTATTGATGCTGCTAGAGATTTCCAAAATGTTATTCGTACAGGTATTAAACGTTCTAAGGAAAAATTAAGTTCAGGTGGTTCAAATGTTGACGCATTATTAGAAAAGTATAAGGAGCGTTAATATGGCTACGCTTGATCAGTTAAATGCCGCATTAATAAAAGCTGATGCCGCAGGCAACGTTGAAGATGCAAAAGCATTTGCGTCTGAGATACGTCGCATGCGAGCAGAAACTACCATTAAAGCACCTGTTGTCAATGTAGGCAGGCAACCAGATGCAATACCTCAACGTGACATGATGCAAAAATATGGCTACCCTGTGTTAGAAACAGTATTGCCTATCGCAGGTGGCATGATTGGCGCTGTGCCAGGTGTTGTAGGTGGGCCTGCAGGCGTAGCTTTAGGTGATGCTGCAGGTGCAGGCGTAGGCTATGCAGGTGCAAAACAACTTGAACGACTATATGAAGAGCAAACGGGTAAAGCTAAACCTAAAACTTTATCTGAAAGTTCTGGCGATATTACTAAAGATGTAGCTCAAGGCGCAATGTTGGGTTTAGGTGGGCGCTTAATTTTAGGCCCAGCAGCAAAAGCTTTAGGTTGGATATGGGACGCTGCGTCAGGCAAACTTATTCAAGTTAAAGCAGGTAAGATTGTTCGTGAACTTGCAGGTGACGCTGTAGAGGCGGTTCGTAATGCGGCGGCAAGTGCGCCAGCTAATCTAACTGCAGGTCAAGCAACTGCAAATGTACGTGCGCCCGCAATTCAAACATTACAATCTCGTATGAACGCAAGAAATATTAATGAATCTACTAGGTTAGCTGAACAAGAAAATGCAGGAAATCTAAATCAACTTCAAACTTTAGCTGGCGGTTCTACGCAGACAGCATCTAAAAATGCACAAGCAGAAGCTAAGAACGCACTTAACGCTAAACTAATTCCTACACTTACAACTGAACTTAACGCTGCTAACATTGCAGGCCAAGAGCTACCTAGACTACAAGGTGAAGCCGATAGGTTTGCGCAAGCCGCAGCTAATAAGGTTCAAGACGTACGTAAATACACCGCTGTAGGTGAACGTGCAGGTGAGCGAGGTGCGAATACATACGTGCTTCCATTTATGCCTAAAGTGCCAAAGCAATACACTTACATGGGTGAACTAGAGAAAAAAGCGGAAGTTGAAGCAGCTAAAGCGGCTGAAGGATCATTAGCGTTTGGTGAAGCGTCGCGTTTCGCACAACAAGCCGCAGATAGTCTTGCTGCACATGGGCTAAAACCACTCAAGTCAGACGCAATTATAGTTAGTCTATCCCGTAAAGCTAACGACCCTGCTTACGCAGGTAATGATTTAGTTGAAGGCGCATTAAAAAACGTAGCAGACGACATTGCAAAATGGACTAAAAATGGCGGTGTGATTGACGCTTGGGCTTTAGATAGCATCCGTAAAAATTCAGTTAACGCCGCCGTTCAACGTTTGCGTCCAGGTATGGATCAAACAGCACAAAAGAACGCTGCGGCTGAAGTTATTACACAAATTAAACCTATTCTTGTTGACGCCATTGAAGGCGCTGGTGGTACAGGCTACGGTAAGTATTTATCTGACTACGCTGTAGGACGACAAGCAATTGCACAAACTAAACTTGGTGCAAAAGCAATGCAATTGTATACCGATTCTCCTGATAAATTTATTGCGTTAGTTGAAGGTCAATCACCAGAAGCGGTAGAAAAAGTTTTTGGTAAAGGTAGTTACAACATTGCTAAAGAGATGAGCTATGATGCTTTCTTAAAACTTAAAGGCATTTCATCTACATTGCAACGTAATCAATCAATGGCAAAACAAGCAGGTACAGGTGAAGGCGGCGGAGCAGAAAAATACGCAAATACGCTAAGAAAAGAAACAGGATTATTTAGAATACCTAACATTTTAAGTCCTAAAGTTGCCGTAACTAACGAAGGGTTAAGTTTGTTAGAAGGTAAAATTAACGATAAACTTATGCTTGAATTAGAAAAAGGTGTGCAATCTGGTAAATCGTTAGCTAAACTAATTGATACCTTACCTGCAAGCGATAGAAATTTAGTCTTACGATTACTTAAATCTAAGACTGGTTCTCGCGGAACAACATTTGGCGTTAACGCATTAGTTGGCGACGAAAATTTTGACTCAGCATCATACAATAACCGCAACGCCCTCACGCAATAGGACTTTATCATGGACGATCAAACAACACGACTGAATAGAATCGAAGAGAAGCTGGATAAGGTAGGCGAGGCAATCATCTCTTTAGCACGTATGGAAGAACGAATGATTACTTTATTCAGACGCATGGATAACTATGATCAAATCCAAAGTGCAATCGAAGGTAGGGTGAATAAGATTGAAGTAGCAAACGCAGGTAGCGCATGGGTTGAGCGTATCGTATGGCTAATCGTAGGTGGCCTTGTTATGGGGACTATCTATTTTGGTAAATAGCCGTAGTCTGTCAGACCTACACCCTAAAGTCAAAACGCTATGTGAGCAATTCATATCTTCATGTGCAAAGCAAAACATTGACGTTATCATCACGTCTACCTATCGTGACGCTGAAAGCCAAACAACACTCTACAATCAAGGCCGTACAACACCAGGTAAGATAGTCACTAACGCTAAGGCAGGTCAGTCGTTCCATAACTGGCGTGTAGCATTTGACTTCTGTCCGATTGTCAACGGTAAATGCCAATGGGATAACAAAGCGCTATTTACTGCTTGCGGAATCATCGCAGAAGAGCTAGGCTTGGAATGGGCGGGACGTTGGACTGGCAAGTTTAAAGAACTAGCGCATTGTCAATACACAGGCGGATTAACTTTACAAGACTTCCAATCAGGTAAAACACTATGAAGCGTTGGTATAAATCTAAGGTATTATGGTTTAACTTTATTATTGGCGTAGGAGCGGCATGTGAAGCATCTCTTAATATTGTGCAAGGCTATTTTGATCCTCGTGTATATTTCGCTATTGTTGCCCTTGT